CCCGTTGTACTGATGCAGCCAAGATTTCTAAGAAGCTCTCCTTTGATAACTACCGCTATGTCTTTGGCGCTAACTTCCAAGACACCCAAGTAGTCAAGTCTACTGAGCGCTTGGCTACCTTAAAGGTCTGGGAAGAGCCTGTAGACACCGCCTACTACGTCATTGGTGCTGACCCTGCTTATGGGTCAAGCGACTGGGCTGACCGCTTCTGTATTCAGGTCTACCGTTGCTACTCGGACGGTATGGAGCAAGTCGCTGCTTTTGCTACATCTGAACTCAACACCTACCAGTTTGCTTGGGTGATTGCCCACCTTGCTGGCGCATACAAAAACTCAACCCTTAACCTAGAAGTCAATGGACCGGGGCAAGCTGTTATCAATGAACTCAAGAACTTAAAGCGCCAAGCGGCTGCTATGGCTGGCGAGATTGGTCGGCAACTCATGGATGTCTACGGTTCAATGTCCAACTACATCTGGAGACGCAACGACACGATGGGTGGAATGTCTAACTCTATTGGCTGGCTAACAACAACCCAGACCAAAGAACGCATGATGACCTACATGAAGGATTACTTTGAGCGCGGAATGATGGCGGTCTACGACATGGATACCCTAGAAGAGATGAAGACCATTACCCGTGAGGGCGGTGGTATCGCTGCTTCTGGTCGCAATAAGGACGATAGAGTCATAGCCTCTGCTCTGGCGGCTGCTGCCTATGCCGAGCAACTACAACCTCGTTTGACCGCTATGAGAATTAGCCGTGCAGTCTCTCGCGCCATTGAGGACAAGACCCCTGAAGAGGTGGCTGTTGGGCGCAATGTATCTGACTACTTGAAGAGGATTGGTGTCTATGGACCATGACAACCTAACCATCGTTTCTGTCTACGGTCACAACGATGGGGCAAGCGCTATCCCTTCAATACAAAAGTCTGTACGCGAGCTGCCTGGTTCACAAGGGATGCTCTTGTCTATTTCTAAGCCAGAGAACCTACCTGATGACATTATTTGGCACAGAATAGGTTTCCTCGACTACATGATGTATTCGGTCTTTGTCATGCACAGCCTGTATGCGTTCATTGATACTGACTACTGCTTGATTGTCCAAGACGATAGTTGGGTGCTAAACGGGACTAATTTCAAGCCTGAATACTACGAATACGACTATATCGGTGGAGTCTCACACGCTGCAATGGTGGGCAACCAGCTCCTACTACAAGGCTCATGGCACGATAAATTTCCTAGAACTCTTGTCCAAAACGGTGGCTTTAGCCTAAGAAGCAAGCGTTTTCTTGAAGCGCCAAACCGCTACGGGATTGTCCACAACCATGCACAAGACATTCACCTCTGGAATGAGGATGTGCAACTGTCTTGCCTGAAGCGCCATACCTTTGCTGAACTGGGTATGAAGTACGCCTCTGAGAAAACTATCCGAGACTTCTCCATAGAAAACGTCATCCCAACATTCCATGATGATTTTGATTTTGGCAGACTTGTAGGTTGCCACTCAACTTCTCGCAAACTTGTTTCAGACACACACATACTGGTAAACCCTATATGCGTCACCTCACATAGAGAGCCAGACTTTCTATCCTTTTTGCAATCCATTGGATACACCATCGAGTATGTTGCCAGTAACAATCCCCAAGCGTGAACTGCTTAGAGTCATCAAGCGGTTTGTCAAAGACCAAAATAGAGGCATCTCTGTCAAGCTCTTTGCCGAGCTGTGTGGGGTTGACAAGGAGCATTTGCTCGATGTGTTCTTTTATCGCATCCGACCTCTGACCGAATATATGCAGATACGGGTGAGCAAAGGCTACAACTCATGGCTAAAAGGCGAAGTAGCCGTGATGCAAAACAGAGACAAGACACGGTTCGTGGAATACAGACGCGAACCAAAGCCCCGACTAGCCCGTACAACGGGATTACACCTAGTCAATGGGGAAATAAAGATTAAGGTAGGGGTGAGCAATCGCGGTGATTACTCAGGTCAGACCTTAGATGAAGCACTTGAAAGGGGATAACTATGGCTGTGCTAAAAGACTATAAATGCGACAAACACGGATACTTTGAGAGCTTTGAGGCTAAATGCCCAATGAAGAGCTGCTCTGAAGATGTCTATGTTGTTTTCTTGCAAGCTCCGGGACTCATCTCGGATACGACCAAGAAAAACGACAAAAACATCAAACAACTTGCTATGGAATTTGATATGACTGATGTCAAGTCCACCCGCGAGGGCGAGAATCAAGCAGGGTTCTTTACTCGTAAGAACAAGACTTCTAAGCGCCAGCTTGAGAAAGAGGCTAAGATTGCCGCAGAGCGCCCAAGAGAACCAAGACCGGGTGACGCTGCTATCTGGGGTGGAGACAACCGTTACAGTATGAGCAATCTGCTCAGAGGCAATGCGGTTAGACCAGTTCGTGATGAAGCGGTATCCATTTTGCCTAAAGATGTTGGTAATTTGACTGGACCTAAGATGGCTAGTTATACTGCCGACCATGAAAACCTAAGTCTGAAGAAATAATGCGGATACCATCCAACGAACTTCTTAGAGAACAGTTCTACCGTGACTTGATTGAAAAGTGCATGGTGTCCTTGCAAGAGCGCAAAGGTGACTACGCCTCTCTGCGTTCTTTCTTCCTCTTTGGTTCTGGTCCTGACGAGTCTCCGACCATCTTCAACAAAATCTATCCCCACATTGACCAACTAACATCGTTCCTCTACTCAGCAGAAACGACACGGTTCTCCATCAATGTCGGGGCTTCTGTCCCAGACCAAGAACAAATCAAAGTCCCTCGCCTGACGCTTGCGCTCAATGACGAGTGGCTTAACTCCAACGCAGACCAAGTATTTAGTTCAGCACTTACTTGGTCACTTGTCTTTAACTCGACTTTTATCAAACTGGTTTACAACAACGGCATACACCCGTACATGGTAGAACCCGCCAGTATTGGCGTACTGAGAGAAGACACCCCTTATACAGACCGGCAAGAAGCCCTCGTTCAAACTTACTACATTACCAAGTCTGAGCTTTACAACCGGCTGTATTCCCATCCCAAGCGCGAATCAATCGTCAAGCGCATCACCACTAGCGTACATAGTAAGACTGAAGATTTGCCCGAAGGCGTTGACCGCATCATCATGTCGCAGTCAAACCCCACCATCTATGGCAATGTGAACCTTGACCTATCAGGCATGAACCGCTACAAGGCGCGTGTGGCTGAAGAGACAGTCAAGATGCACGAACTATGGGTATGGAATGACGAGACCGAAGACTATCAATGCGTCACGATGGCTGACCCTGACATCTTCATTTACGACAGACCGGGTGCATCCATGTTCTTGAAGGGTGAACTGCCCTTTGTGCAGATATGCCCTAACCCTCAGTATGACTATTACTGGGGACAATCCGAGGTACAACGCTTAGTATTCTTGCAGCAGTTACGCAATAACCGCATGACTGAGATTCTTGATTTGCTATCTAAGCAAGTTAACCCGCCAACAGCCCTCACAGGCTTTACCGGCATCTTGGATGAGAAGAACTTTGCTCTGAATCGTGCTGGTGGACTACTAGCAAGCGATATGCCCAATGCAAAGGCTGAACGATTAGCCCCTGATATGCCGTCATCCTTGTTTGAGGTGATACATGAAGTGGACGCAATGTTCTCAGAAGCCTCTGGCATCTCCTCTGTATTGCAAGGTAAAGGCGAATCAGGTGTTCGTTCTTCTGGTCACGCATCCCAATTAGCCCGTTTAGGGTCTAGCAGAGCTAAGAAACGCGCCCTGATTGTGGAAGATTCGCTAGAAAAGGTAGCTACGCTATACCTAAAGCTGATGCAAGCGTATGACAAGACGCACTTCAAAGACGATGAAGGTCATCAATTCATTGCCGAACAGTTCACAAAAGACTATGTGGTCAAAGTAGATGCCCACTCTAACTCGCCAATCTTCACAGAAGACTTGCGCCAGTTGGCATTTAATTTGTTTAAAGCCAAAGCTATCGACACAGAGTCTTTGCTTGACTTGCTAGAGCCACCAATGAAACAATTGCTCAAAGACAAGTTGAAGAAGAAAGAACAAGCCGCGGCTAATCAACCTCAACAGCAAGAACCTCCCAAGCGGGAGAAACCAGACTTGAAGGCAATGTAATGGCAACACAACAATTGACACCAAAAGCAGACCAACCAGTTGTAACGACAAAAGAACTTGGTCGTGCAGAACGCTCTGGTGCGGGTGGAAATTTGCAATACAAGAATGTTGATGTTAGAGTTAATCCGGCAGCAAAAGCAATGCGCTCAATGCGCCAAATTAGCAGAACTTAAAGGAGTACATGATGTACGGAAAAAAATCTAAGCGCGGTCGCAAGTCCTGTCGCTAAACAGTTTCCCCGAAAGGGAAATGGGTGTGGCTTCCTTCCCAACTCAAAAGGTCGCCGCCTCTAACATGGAGAAGACTATGCGTAAAGCTCGTAAAGGTCGTAAGAGCCGTAAATAATTGACGGGGGTTTTGCCCCTGTTGATTGTTTGGTTTGACCACACAAATTCCTTTTGGGGGCTGGAATCAAAACTTGCCCCCTACTTGACAAATTACAATAGTCTGATTTAATCGCGACTGTTGAACTGATAGAGGGAACTTATGGCAACCGATGCAAACATGATGGACTTGATTCGCTCACAGCAAGGTGGAGCAGGGACAACTCCCCCTGCAATGACTCCTGAAGCGGGAATGTCTGATGCGTCAACGCCACCAATGTCCTCACCAATGTCTACGCCTGAACCCAAGATGGGAAACAAAGAAGGCGCAATGGTCAACATTAGCATGGCAATGGATTTAATTGAACAAGCCTTGCCAAGCCTCGGTAGCGAATCTATCGAAGGTCAAAAAGCCCTAGCTGCTATACGCGCTCTCACGGGACTCTTAGGACCGAAGAAACAAAAAACTGGTGAATTACAGCAGTCTGAGAT